GGCGGTGTTCTTCTTCCAGATGGTAGAGTATTCTGTGTTCCACTTAGCGCTACAAATGCCAGGATCTATGATCCTGTAACTAATACTATATCTGTTGCTGGCATAACTTCTGGCGTTACTGCTGCTTTTGTCGGCGGCGTTCTCCTTCCAGACGGAAGAGTGTTCTGTGTTCCATTAAGTGCGCCAAACGGCAAGATCTACGACCCTGTAACCAACACCCAAACAACCACAGCTTTAACTTCTGGGGTTGTCGGTGCTTTTACTGGCGGTGTACTTCTTCCAGATGGTAGGGTATTCTGTGTTCCTCATGACGCTCCAAACGCCAAAATCTATGACCCTGTAACCAACACCCAAACAACTACAGCTTTGACTGGTGGTGTTAGCGGTGCTTTTTACGGCGGCGTTCTTCTCCCAGACGGTAGAGTATTCTGTGTTCCACATAACGCCTCAAACGGTAAAATCTACGACCCTGTAACCGATACTCAATCTACCACAGCTTTAACTGGCGGTAGCCTAGCCTTTAGTTCAGGTGTTCTCTTACCCGATGGCAGAATATTCTGTGTCCCTTTTAACGCCTCAAACGGCAAGATCTACGATCCTGCAACTAATACTGAATCTATTACAGCTTTAACTACTGGAGGCGGGACTCATAATTTCCGTAATGGGATTCTATTGCCAGACGGTAGAGTATTTTGTGTTCCTGTTAATGCTGCAAACGCCAGGATCTATGATCCTGTAACTAATACTCAAACTATTACAGCTTTAGCTGCTGGTGGTTCTACTAACTTAGATGGCGGTGTTCTTTTACCTGATGGCAGAGTATTCTGTGTTCCCCGTTACTCCACAATTGCTAAAATTTTTTCTGGAAGCTTTAGTAAGGCAACGAACCGTTTTCAATTTCCTATCAATTTGCTTCTTTCAAGCTTTTTAAATAAGCTTTAATTAAATAAGCCAAAAGAAGACTCACGATTTTAATCGTGAGGTGTATTTTGTGATACTATACTAGTATAAATTAGTGACGAGAGCCAAATCACTAATTTTTAGGTTAAAAATAACGGCACCTCATTAAGGTATCTCCTTGGAGGAGAGCAGCTCTCCAAGTATAAATAAAGCTTGTGGAGCGATTAGCATTAGCTAGAGCTATGAAGTAGGAATCTCATGACTTTAATCATCTGAGCTATCAGAACAAAATACTAGTTGTTGAGCAAAAGATTTTAACAGTGTTTTCAAAAGCTGATTTAGATACTATAAAGACTAAGTTAAATAAATTACGAACAAACCAAAAGAAAGCCTATGACTTTAGTCGTGGGAGTATGTCAGACGAGATATAAAATACTTCGCAAAATCTTTATGTCCAAGTTCTTTAAGCTTGTCGTTCCAATCTACGCCAATATCTGAAAATGCATAGTGAGTGATAGCACCGTGAGCCTTTAGCTTATCGTACATCTTAAGTCCTGCCTCGTCAGAATCAGACGCGCAAACTACTTTGTATCCTTTTTCTTTGAGTTCTTTAAGAGTGTCTGCTTGATGCTGCGATACGCCAGAACCAGAACAAGCAATAACCCTCCAGGGACAACGAGAAATACCACCATAAGCTTTATTAAGCGCTTGCTGTATCGAGATCGCGTTAAAAGCTCCTTCGCAGACAACGACTGCTTTAATTTGCGCCATGAGTTTAGATTGATTCCAGCCATAAAATAACAAACCTAATCTTGTTCCAGGAAGAGTTGTGATCTTCCATTTATTTCCATCTTCTGTTACTCTCTCCTCTATAAATCTTACCTGAGCACCGCAAAAATGATTTTCAAAGTAGTAAGGAAAAACTATACCTTCTTCTTCAAGATCATAGTACATATCGCCATCTAGATCAAGACCACGGCTCTTTATATATTCTACGCCTTTCTGAGCCCTAGGATCAGATAATGGAACGAAGGAAGAGGGCCATGCCATGACATTGACCTCATCGCTCTGACCGTTCTCGATCTTAAAATCCTCATTAAGAAAATCTTCTATGTCGATTCCCGCTTGTCGACAGTACTCGTCGATAGTGTAAGCCCTACCGCACTTGCAGCACCAGCACCAAAGCCTACCTGTTTTATCGTCTGTATGCCAGTACACGGTCCTGTTCTTAGGTCTACAAATTAAGCACCAACGATTGTCCTTTTTCATAAAAAACCTTAAATCTATTTAAGAGTATACCTATAAAACACGAATCAATGCAATAGATAGTTATATTAGTACACTATCACTGCTTATCTTTCTTTTTAACCTCATTTAAATAAAAGAATCTATAATCTTTAGCTCTGTAACCTTTACGCAAGGCTTGAGAAACAACTTGTTGTGAACTTTTTATGTCCTCTGCTGCTTCTTTTATAGAAGAATAAATTTTGCCATCGCATCTCATAATCGGTTTACGATTGCTCTTCACTCTTTTCTCGATAGTCTCAGGAGACTGCTTAACTCCGTACATAGGATTATTGGTGCCCAACTTTGACTCTCTTATCTTAGAGATAGTATCTGCAGATCTTTTAATTCCTCTAAGACTTTTAGATATTTTCTTGCGAGTCTCTAGAGATTGATGATGTCCAAGCCTCGCGTTATCTGTTTCCCTAGATATGTTGAATCCAAACGATGGATCGTAGGTTTTAAACATGTTTATGTACTCTAACTCTTTTAAGTGCAAATCTTTATCGCACACCTCTAGCACCTCAAATCTAAAATCTTTCTCTCCGTACTTGTCCCAAGATCTTTGGAGAAGGATGGAGCTATGACGGCCACGTCTTAGCTGAGATCTGTGCGAGCAGAACCTATCGTAGAAGTTTCTGTAAGTAGAACCGATATATCGCTTGCCAGAAGAGATCTGCGTTATTGAGTATATACCTCTACTCGTTTTTAGATCCATTACTGATCAATGCTTCTAACTTATCAAGCTTTACTTGCTGATTCTTTAATTTTGCGGCCATCTCTCGCTGAGCGATCTCGTCTGGAGTGAGCTTTATGTATCTACCTTTTTCAAACCCGCAGACGATGCGGTTGCCGGCGCGACCGAAGCGGTCTTTGTGAATTATGAATTCAGACGTTTGAGCTTCAAAGTTTGGAACAACCTCGATTATGACAGTTGCAGGTTCCACTATCGCCGTGCAATCTTTTATCCGTGTATCGATATCTTTAGATCCACCCTTCTTAGAAACAGAATAAAGCTGAGCGAACAGCACGACAGGCATGGACGATGATTTGATGTACTGACCAAGCCATACACGAAGGTCGTTCAGATTTTCATAGGCAGTCTTCTTTGGATCAGTCATCGAATACTTGATGAGCTGATAGTAATCTATAAGCACGCAGCTATAGCTATCCTGCTTCTTTACTGCCTCAAGTGCCTTCTTGATTCCTTCTACTTTCGTAGTAAGACCATCCTTGTAAGAAACATCAATAACTTTCACGAACTGCGTGATGGCTGGGAATAGAGCAACGGCCTTCAGCTGATCCTCTGTGCTCATCGTGCCCTTCTTATAATCGTTGAAGTTCATTCCTAACTCTAAGCATGCTATACGAAAGATGATATCCTGCTCAGATTCCTCGTTTGATAAAACAAGAACCTTCTTCCCTTGCTTCCATAGAGGGTAGGTGATATTTGCCGCAACTGTGGATTTACCAGATCCAGTGTACGCGCAGAACAGATACAGATTCTCTCTGGTGAACGGTATTGTGGCGCTGAGAGGCTCATTTATGAGAGTTATCCTCTGCTTAAGCATCTCGTTATATCTGTGGATGTTTGTCAACATCTCTCTTAGAGATTCTTTGTTGCCGAACGACTCGATCTCTTCTAAAGATATATCAAGATCTTCTGTTTTTGATTTAGCGAGCTTAAGCTGCTCTTTTATCTGTTCAGGTGTTAGTTTCATTTTTATCGCTTCCTAAAACGTTTTTCAATAAATCTTCGATATCAAGATTATACTGCTTATCTTGCCATCGTTTTTCAAGCTCTGTTGTGTCTAGTATAGGGAACTGCTCAGCGTACTTGCGTTGAGCACGATACTCCTTAGCAGACATGCTTCCGTATACTTTCGGTTCATCGTCCTCATCTAATCTAGGTGCAGGAAACAGTTCGAAGAACGCTTCTGTGGCAGTATCTTCGATCGACTGATTCCACTCCTCGATGAACTCCTTCTCTGTCTTATCAAAGCGAGGGATGGTGTTCTTGAACTTTCTGTAAGCGTTTCTAGCTACAGATGGAGCTGGCTGATGAGCTTTAATAGCTTTAGGTAGCCAATTCTCGTAGAGCTCCTCGAATGAGGCATCTATATCCTTCCAGCGCTGAAAAAGCTCTTCGAAGTTTGGTCTAACGCTTCTATGACTTCTATCCCTAGATTTTAGGGACGCTTTCCACTCAGCAAATATTAGTTCTATCAGCTTACTCTTTTCCATTGCTAGCCTCAGAGGAGGTAGAGGAAGTTTCAGTTACTGCTTCGCCGGTTTTAAGATTCGTGACCCTAATCTTAGCTGAGTTATTAACTTTATCGACAAACAGCAATTCTAGCTTATACTCGTCGTTGATGAAGAACGGTCGCTTCTTACCTAGCCACCAGTATAATGAATCTTTTAGCTTGTTTGCATAAGACATAATGCACCTCCAAAAACGTCTGTATCACAGCATGATTATACGATCAGATTTTTACAGTTAGTGTGTTTTGGGTGCCACTTGGTAAAATATAAAAATGAAGGTATCGATCGACAACGATATTCTCAGAATAGAAGATCCAACGCCTCATATCATGAGCGTTATCACCGACAAACTAACATATCGAGATAAATCTAAGCAGTATCAGCTGAAGAAGATGGCCAAAAATCCTTGGTCAAGAAACTCTCCCTTATACAAGAAACTTCTTAAAGAAGTTGAAGGCAAGCTCTACGAAGTGAACGGCAATACTGTAAGCTTAAGCGCTGCACTGTTCGATTTCCTGTCGCCTTATCTCAAAGAAGCTGAGATCACAGACAATAGGAAGGAGACGGGACAAAAGATTGTGGTTCCTTGGGTTAATAAGCCTTTTGATCCTCGACCGTATCAGGAGGAAGCGATAGAAGCGATGATAAGCAACTACCGCGGCATCATCAACCTTGCTACAGGGTTAGGAAAGTCTCTTATAGCGACCCATTTTATAAAAAGGTATAAGAGGAAGGCTCTTGTAGTCTGTCCTAGCGAATCTGTCGCCAAGCAGTTCTACGATCTTTTCTTGAAATGCTTTGGTCCTAATAAGGTTAGCTTCTACGGCGGCGGTAAGAAGAAGATATCCGATATCACGGTAGGGATCGCTGCCTCGATCACGAGAAACATACAGGAATTCAAAGCTGCAGATCTAGGTGTAGTAATACTCGACGAGACTCACCACACTCCTGCTACGACGTTCTACGAGATCGCCCAAGGTCTTGCATCTGTCGGCAAGATGTTTGGTCTTACAGCTACAGATTACAGGAGCGACGGTAAGGACATCATGATCACGGCTGGCTGCGGATCGGTTCTGATCAGAAGAGATATAAAGTGGGGCGTAGAGAATGGCTTCTTAGCAGAGCCGTACTTCATCGTGCGAGAGATCAACACAGGCGGAAGAGACTTCAAGGACGATAAGCTCAGATCTTACAAGGAGCATGTCCTCAACAACACTATCATGAAATCTAGGATAGAGTCTGATGCTAAGCGCATGATGGAGGCAGGAAGATCTGTACTCATCCTCGTAGATGAGGTGGCTCATGGAGCAGAGCTCTCTAAGAACCTAGGCATTCCTTTTGCTACAGGCGAAGACAAAGCCTCGCACGAGTACGTTCAGCAGCTCAATGAAGGTAAGATTCCCGGACTGATCGGCACGGACGGTAAGATCGGTGAGGGTAGCGACACTAAGAACGTAGACGTTCTCATACTGGCAAACTTTGTAGCAAGCAAGGGACCTGTGATCCAGTGCATAGGTCGCGCGCTACGAAAACAGAACGACAAGACGAAGGCTCTCATACTCGACTACATCCCGATGGGATCCTCTATGCTGAAGCGCCACGCGCTGCAGCGGCTCTCGTTCTATCGCGAGATAACCCACAATATCAAGCATATACGACTCACAGATAACAGCTAAGAATGCAGAAGCGAGGTTCTCAACCTCGCGATACGCAAATTGTTTATTAGTGTATAATTTAAGTTATGAGGGCTGTAAATAAAGCAGGCATAGATCTTATCAAGTCGTTTGAGGGGCTACATCTTAAGCCGTATCTTTGTCCCGCTAAAGTTCCTACCATAGGTTACGGAACCATCAGATACCCCAACGGGACACCAGTATCTTTGAAAGATAAGCCTATAACAGAAAAGCAAGCAGAAGAATACCTGATGCACGATGTGAACAAGATAGCTGCAGGTGTCCAAAAGCTCATCAAGGTGAACGTAAACGATAACGAGTTTGCTGCTCTAGTTTCTTTTGCTTACAATGTTGGACTTGCGGCCTTTAGTGGATCCACCCTTCTTCGCCTACTTAACTCTAATGCTAACAGAGTTGCAGTCGCCGATCAGCTGCTGCGCTGGAATAAGGCTGGGGGCAAGGAGCTTGCAGGCCTAACAAGAAGACGCCAAGCAGAGCGCGCTTTGTTTTTACAGCCTGTCTTAGATTCTAAGAGCGAGCTGCTCCCTTCTGGACCCTCTGAGGAAGAGATCAACAGCAAGCTTAAAGCCATAGAAGAAGAGATTCTGAAGAAGTAAGCGTCAAATGATGTATACAAACAAGATAGGCCAAAACTTCACTAAAAAATACAACTTAGATCTTCTTCCAGGCATTAAGTTACCTATTGGAACTTATAAAACTCATATTGAGTACATAACTGATATAGGCAACAGCATCTCGATGTTCTATATCTCAAGGAATGTGTATAGGGATATACACACATGCACTATAGGCTGCGATGTCCGTGAGATATCGCTTGAAATCGAAGAGTTATCTAATCCAGCTATAAACTATCATTACTATCTAAGGGTAGATAGACTAATCTTACTAAATCTTGCTTTTAAGCTTACTAAGAAGTAAGAAGAACAGCTCCGCATCCTCTTCCTTCCTTTAAAAAACTTTCTACTTGCCACTTGCTTCTTGCTACTTGCTTCGCTTCGCGAAGCGAAGCGAACGTACGTGCGAAGCACGTACGTAGGCTTAGAGTAAGCTTAGTATATATATTTTTATATAGAGATAGATAGGCAGGAGGCAGGGGGATTGTCTGTCGTTTTTATTATACCCGCGAGACATGATTTTTTAACTCAGTTTTAAAAATTTTTTTTAATTTTTTTTAAATTAATTCAGTAAAACTGAGCCAGTATAATCTGTGTATAAAAAATATGGAGTTTGTATGGATGAGAAAGTAAGAGAACAGCTGAAAGCTAAATTTAACGAGGCATACAGGATTCAAGTTAAAGTTGAAGAAGG